AGCGTTCAGAGTGGGTGACTTACCGGCAGGCGCTTCGTGATCTGCCATCCACGATTCAAGGTCCGTTGTTAAGCTTAGAAGACGTTGTCTGGCCGGTTGAGCCTTAAGGAGGTCCTATGCAGTGCCACATCAATGCGCCGCCGAAAAAGACCCGCATGGAGAAGAAAAAACCGTCCAAGGGATACACAAAGAAAAAGAACTAATAGATAATTACGTTGCCTTTTAGCAACGTAAGTGAAGATTATGGACGATCCTGTAAACAGCCCGCTGCACTATAACAATGGGGGGATTGAGTGCATTGAGGCTATAAAGGCCAGCATGACGCGGCCTGAATTTTGTGGGTACCTGAAGGGGAATACGCTTAAGTACCTTTGGCGCTACATGTACAAGGGTAAGCCAAAGGAAGATCTTGCCAAGGCTCAGTGGTACTTGGCCCGCCTTCAGGAGGAAGTAGATGAATTTCAGCAGTAAGATGTCAGAAAAGTACGGCTTTTTTATGGATATTGTGGAACTGGCAGACCTGATGCGCATCAAGCGCAGCACGTTGTACAACCAGATCTATAACAAGAAGCTGCCCCTCCCGTTTGTGAAGAGGGGCAAGCGTTATCTGTTTCCTACCGCAGCAGTTGCTGAGTACCTACAAAGCCAGCTTCAAACGCCTGAAGCGTAGGCCTTTTCTTGTCGCGAATGAATCGCCTCTTTCATGAGGCGATTGATCACAGCATTAAGCTGCCCGTCGTGCTTGATTTCTACAACGTCGCTTTTGCGAACCAGTATGTTTTTGCTGTTGTAGTCACGAACTGTGACGCAGTAAGCGTCAGCAAAATAGTTGGGTAGGTGGTTAATCTCTACCTGCTGATAGGCTGCTACGCGACGCAGTGATTCCTTCATGTTCCCGTAGTTGTTCATTCCCCTCTCCTTGTACGAAGGCATAGATCTGGCACGCTGCTTCTTTGAAAGAGATGCAGTCACGTAAGAAGCGTGCAGTGGTAATTACACGTTGCGTATCTTTTACGATTATACAGCGGTCTTCGGCGCCGATGACGTACCAACCGGGGAAGCTGCAGTCGTGCAGGCGGTTGAGCCACAGCTCTTGCTGCTTAGATAGGGAAGTGCGGAGGATGGTGGTGGGCCGTGCGGGGAGTTTCTTTACGTACTTGTACTCGATAAAAAGTGCGCTGGCAGGGCCCAGATAGAAAGCGTCCGGTACCCCACCAGCGTACGTGTCGTGAATCTTCCACCGGAAAAGCTCCGATGGAAGATAACGATGCACAGCTTTGATAAAGCTGTGCTCGTTCACGAGTGCTGCTTGTTACTTAGAGTGGTGTTCATAGACAGACTTTGCGTACTCGTAGTCTTCGTCCGTGACCCAGCCAACCCAATCAACGTCGAGGTTCATGAACTGAGCCCCGGCTTTGTTGGTGACGGAAACAGAGGACAGCTTCCAAAGACCAGAGAACCGGTCGCCGCCTTTGAGACCAATCTGGCTGTTCCAGCTGCGGGAGACCCGGAGCTTGGAGCTAGAGAAGTCCATGATAACCGGCGTACGGTCGAGCTCGCCAGTCTCCGGATCTTTGATCAGCAGAATGTGAGAGTGGGTCTCAGTGATATCGTAATCCTGAGGCTTCTCCTGCTGATTGATCGCGTCCTGCGCGTCCTCGTAGCTAGCGAAAGCGCCAAGGAGACCACCGCCAGCATCACGCTTACGCCACACAACGTGCTCGTTCTTGAAGAGCAGGCTGATGACGTACATCTCTTCACCGTAAAGGTGACTCGTGAGGCTGTTGATGAACTGCCCAGGCTCTGCGCCAGTAACGTGCTTCTCGCTGTACTTATCCACTTCGTCAGACATCTTCTGAAGCAGCTTGATACGCGGGATGGTCACGTTGTTACCGACGTTCTCGTTACCAAGGCCGGAGCCGTTTTGAACGTGAGCGGGAAGGTCGTTTGCTACGAGTGCTAGTGCTTTAGCCATTGTCATTTCCTAATTAGAGAGAGCGAAAGTTGATTTTACGAACGGTGCGAGGTGCAAGCCCGGGCACTCCTTGCCCAAGCTTGAGCAACTCACGGTAGGCGGTAGAACTGATCCGCCGGTGCATGAGGCTAAAGTCCTTTGTCGCGACCACATGGTCATAGACAGCGTCCCAATCCGTGACGTCAGGGACAGTCTCCTCGTTGATCGATACAGAGGCCCGCTCGTTAGCGGTCCTGCTAAGGCCCTCTGCATCCATCTTCTGTAGCAGCTGCACATCGATCTCGTCCTGTGCAGCCCGCAATTCTTTGAGCTGTCGGTTAAGCTCGTCTTGCTCTTGTTTGAGCTGTGATCGTTTTTCGATTAGTTCGTTGATGTTCATTGTGAGTCTCTATAGTCGGACATTGTGGATAGGACGGTCAGGAGTTCTTCCATGCGCCCCAGCTTACCGTCGAGACGGTCATACACCTCTTCTTCCCAGGTGTTCTCTGCAGCAATACGGATGATCTCCGTACGCTGTGTTTGGCCTGCCCGGTAGATACGCCGGTTGAACTGTTGGTAATGCTCGGCGTTGTAGGTCGGGCTGGCCCATACAATCGTGGTGGCTTTGGTGAGCGTTAGCCCGTGGCCCGCTGACTGCGGGTGGGCAAACACTACCTTTAGCTGACCGGCCTGCATGCGGTCGACGGTGTCTTTGCGCTTGTGGCTAGGCGTATCACCGTCGATGACTTCGTAGCTGATGCCTAGCTTCTCAGCGAGCTTGGTCATGTACTCACGCTCGTGGCGCCAGTTGAAGGCTACGAGGCTGTGCTTACGCTCTTCCACGAGCTGCATGACTAGGTTGTAGCGCTCTTCGTGAATGCCTTGGGCCTTGCCGTCTTCGTCGTAGACAGCGCCGGTGCAGAGCTGAAGCAGCTTTTTTACTTTGGCGCCGGCATGTACTGCGTTGATCACACCCTGATTCGTCAGGAGGACGGAATCTTCTGCGAGTTCTTGGTACTTCTGATAGATCGCAGGAGGTAGCTTAACGGAGCGTAGGGACACGACCTGCTCGGGCATGTCGATACACTCTTCAAGCGTGTAGCGGATGTTGATGTCATGGATTGCAGCGGCAACCATGTCTTGCGCATCAGGCTTGTCGGTCCACTCGTTAGCGAAGCCGTTGAAACGGCTGGTGCATACGCTGGCACGGAAGCTATAGAAACGGTGCCCAAGCCGTTGTCCGTCATCCACGATCAAGGTTGGGTGCCAGATATCGAGGATGGTGTTGCTGTTTGGCGTACCGGACATGGCGATGCGCACGTCGAAGTGTTTAGAGATCTTGAGAGCCGCTTTACTGCGCTGGCTGTCTTTGTTCTTGAATGCCGTGAACTCGTCAATGCACAGAGTGCCAAAGCCCGTGAGCACTGAATCGTTCTTCACGATCCACTTCACAGCGTCATGATTGGTGATGACAACCTGTGCGCCGCTCTCGAAAGCCTTCTTGCGATTTTTGGCATACGCCACGGCCACGGTCAGCTGCGGTGCAAACTTTACGATGTCGTCAGCCCAGGACGCTTCGAGGATCGAAAGCGGGGCGAGGACAAGCATGCGACCTTTGGGCTGCTGCGCGTAGGCGTCGATGACCGACCGGGTCTTACCGGTTCCGGGGTCTGAGGTGATGAGGCAGCGTTCGTTGTCTTTGATAAATTTTGTCGTTGTTTTTTGATGTTCGAAAGGTTCTGGAATCATACGTCGCTCGTTGTTAGTTGATTAGTAGCTCCGTTGCCGCCCCCCGGTGGAGCTAAGCCGAGGAGAGAACGCAGTGGCCCGGGTACTCGGGGGAGAGGGGGTAGCCACCACGGTGGGCGTATACTTCACTGATGTTCATCTTATCCATGGTACGCCTAGTGTTCAAGGAAAAAGACAGGTTTTTCACTATGCCAGCAATACGCGCAACTGGCACAGGACTCAGCTTGGCCTAGCTGCTCAGGGCAAATGATGCCGAAGCTGGACTCATGGTCGTGCTTGACTACGTTTGCGCTGAACGACACTGACGAGTCGGAGAACCTAATGCGCCAGCGGTCTGGGTACTCTAGGTTTAGAAGCCGGAGGGACGTACCGATAGGTGTCCACGGCTTGTGGTGCGTGTATCCATAAGCTCGCAGCTGAGGAATCTCTTCTAGCCATGACCGCCAAGCACGTACATAAGCTCGGGTATAGAAGTCACCGAGCACATGTAAACGAACCACGAACCCTGATTCATGGTTCAC